CGAATGAAACTATAGTTCTTCGAAATATTTCGTGATAGTAATATTCAAACATTGTAACCTCTTAATTATGGATTTCCAAAAGGATTTTGTTCACTAAAATCTAAAATTTCGTCTGCTTCTTCTTCAATAATATCATTTTGGGCAAATTTACCCCTTGCATTCAATTTATCTAAAGGATCTGCTAGATTGTTAGTATTTATACTTCCAATAGCATAGATCGCTCCAGATTCAGATCCAACTATATTTTCTCCAGGTTTAAAGTTTCCAGTAATGTTTGAAACTTCAAGTATTTTGGAATTAGCATTCCAAGACTTAACTCTAGCCTTAACGTTGCTAACACTTCCAGTTAATTTTTCATTATAAATGTAAGTTCCAAAACCTACCATAGTATTTGGTGGACCTATTTGAACAGTTGTTGAAGTATAACCCAATCCAGAATTTATAATCCTAATAGAACTTACAGATCCAGATCCGGAAAGAATTGCTGTAGCTGCTGCACCAACACTTGAAATCCCAGTGAATGTAATTGGTGGTGGAGAACTATATCCAGATCCAGGATTTGTGACTGTAATAACTCCCACTATTCCATCCCCAATGACTGCTTGTGCCTTAGCACCAGATCCACCTCCACCAACAAAGTTATTTTTGGAGCAACTGTATATCCTGCTCCTGCATTTGTGAGTTGAACTGCTTGGACACGTAAAAGCTTTGGATCTGATTCACACAAATCAACGATCCCACTGATCATAACTGCGACACCAGTAGCAGTTACTCCACCTGGAGGAGCAGTAGAGAATACGACCTTTGGTGGGTCAGTATATCCAGAACCCCTATTAGTTATAGTAACGTATCTTACGCCACCATTTACAATAGATGCTGTAGCAGATGCTGTAGATCCAATACCAATCATTTGAATTGTTTGAATATACCCTTCATTTTCAATATTATCATCAATAAAGTCTATGTTAGTATCAATAACCTCATCTTCATATCTAAAGAGTTCGCAAGTTAATTCATAAACATAGTTTTTTTGAAGTTGATAGAAAGGTTTTTCGTGCTCAACATATTTTATTTCAAATAAACGGTCTCCTAATGGGAAGTAAATTAAATCACCCTCTTTAGGACGAGTTGCAAGTTTAACATCAGGCAATTTTTCCATCAAAGGTGTAATATAATTACTAAATCTTTCTTGTGAGATTATGATTTTTAAATCATCTAATTCCTGAATACCAAACTTAGATAAAATAGTTCCTTGACCGCCATATCCATCATATGAATCAACATATGCTTCAATTGGATATGCAAAATTAAATTCAGACTCTATAACCTCTTTTATGATAGTTCTTTCTGTTGCATATTGTCTAGGCAGATAATATACGTCAATACCATACATTCTAATAGATTCATTGATCAGGTCTTGCATTAATCCCTGTTCTGCTTTAGAACCGTTTAAGAAGAATGGATTTAGCATTGGTTTATCCGATCATATCTAGAGGTGGAAGTTCATAAGTAGATGACATCTTGTCCATCAGAGTATCAATTTCTCTCTGAGCATCCTCAACAAGAGTTCTACCATCTAACTCAACTCCACCAGGAAGTTTTAATCCTCTAAATTTATTGGAAATATTATATCCCCACTGCCTTTTAATCAATGCTGTTAAGTATGGTTTTAAGAAAGAATCGTTCCAAACCTGAGTAAAATCAGTTGGATTCATAACTTGATAACAATCAATAATTAACCACTGCCCTGGAGTTAAACTGGACCAATCGATGTCCATATATAAACGATCTTGTCTCTTGTTAAACCTTATTTGCTTCTGAGTATTTAATAACCAATCAATATCCTCAAGATATCTTTTAACCATTGAATATGTTAATAATTCAAGAGATCCCCAGTAATAAACATCATTCAAAAATAATTGATATTTAATACTGAACATACTACTAGAAATGGAGTTAGTTCCCTCAAATTGATAAATTTTATTTACCCCAATTACATTTGATGGAACAGGTAAGTAATTACTATTCTCTTTGTAATCATACTGAGTCGTTACGGCATTAATAGTGTTACTTACTGTTGTCGTAGTAATTCCAACTTTTCCCCTACCTCTATCAATATCTTCCTGAGTTATTTGATACTTGAGATAGTTTTGAATTACACCATCAAAATGCCTTTCTTGGAAGAATTGTATGGCATCATCAACAAGATCTTCTACTTGTTCTTGGGCAACATTTATTTCTAAAACTGGTGCCCCCAATTTTCTTAAACAATAATCTATTAGTTCTTGCCTTGAGGATGGTTGTGCCATTATAGTTTAGATACAACTTCTTGCTGTTTTAAATATAATCTAGCATATGCTTTTGCAAAATTTCTAACGATTTCAATATCATCTATACTATCTATATCTCTAGAGATTTTTTCATATTCGAAAAGTTTACTTATATTTTCCAATTCAATTTCCTTAGGATCAACCATTTGATAATTTCCTCAATAAAAATTTAATTTCATCAATATCGCCCTTTAGAGAAGTTAGATCATTCTCAATTCTTTTAATTCTTTCAACTTCACTTTCCTTAATCTGTTTCATTTTAATATAATTTTCATATTCAGAAACATTTGTGTTTATAATGGACTTTGTAGATTCATCCCTTAAAAGATGATCATGTCCTTGAACTCTACTATATTTCATAATTTATGCCAACGCAATGACTCTAAGATCTCTTAGTTTTGGAGGATATACCTGGATATTTGATGTTGCAACAAGTTTAATACTGAAATATCTAAATGCTGCAAGATTATCTATACTAAATTCATAATCCTTGAAATAGTTTTGTGAATTGCCATTACCAAAAAGATCATTATTTGCCACAAACTTATCAGGAGTTCCATTACTATTATTGATATCAATAACTTCTCCCGAAATAATTCTATTAGCATATCCTGGGAATGGATAGTAAATGGGAGTTTCAGATGGATCTTTTAGAATAGAGTAGAATGCTCTTAAATCAGAATTTCTATTGATATATCCAGCAACATATACTCTCAATGAAGTTGCAGCAACCTCTAAACTAATTGGTTTAGTTGCATAAGAGAATGCAATAGGATCTTTGTTTAGAGTTGATGGTCTTGAATCATTTACATAATCTACAATTGGATTATTAATTCTGTTTGTAACCAGAATTGCACCAACTCTGTCAAGGTCGATAACTGGACTTAATCTATCATTTTCTGTTGTTAAGAAAGCTCTGATTTCTAAAGATTTATTTGCAGGTTGAGCAGCTAATTTAGTGGTTTCATTAATCTTAGAGCAAATCAAGCGACTTGTGGTTGGATAGTTATCAACATTAAAATCAACTCTTTCATATCCTTGATCAACGAATGAAGGTTCGACTCCACTCACACTTGTTGCAGAAACAGTTCTCATATCAGAAGCAACACTTGTTTTTGGTAAAGTCATTACCTGAATATTTGGTTTGATAATTTCAAATTGAATATTCTTGGTTGCTTTAACATTTGAACCACCTGCTGATTTAGAATCATAGAAATATAAACTTCCTAAAGATGGATCTCTATCTGAAGTATCAATTTTTAATTTATAGTAATCTAAACCAATTGGATTTAAAACACTAGAATCTTGTAATTCGTGGTTCTTATTAATTCTTCTCAATGAAACACCATTTAACTCATACTTATAAACATTAGTATCTGCAAAATATGACTGAGAAGGAGTGCTATCAAAGTTTCTAGTAATGCCAGTTAATTCATTTCCAGAAACACCAGTATAACGAATAATCTCATTATTAATGCGTACATATCCTGGTGTTGTTGCTCCTACGGATACGTTTTCAAATGTCCCAAATCCAACTGAAGAATTCAGAGGAATTGTTGAAGTTACTTCAGAAGTTGCTGCAAGATTAGAACTTAGTCTTGCAGGAGGAATATCGGATTGGACGTTTGAAATGGATACTGTATTAATTTCCGAATGCATTCCATGATTTTGGTGATTTACTTTAATATGCAATCCATCGGTAACAACTTCAATATCATTAATATAAACATCAGGAGTATAACTAAAGTTTAAGTTCGTATTAATTCCAGTATTTTTGGTGTATCTTAAAGTGTAACCAATCCCCGTTAAAAAGTCTCCTTGAACATTATCAATAATGAGTTGATTATATGCGGTAATATTATCTACAGTAAGAAGTAGATTTCTACCTAAAGTTTGATCTCCAAGTTGATCTACTGCAAGAACATCACCTTTTTGATATCCATAACCACCAGTTCTGATTGTTGCGGCAATCGCAACTCCAGCATTACCAGCACCATCTGTTCCTATTGTAATATCAGCAGTCGCATTCCTTCCACTCGAAGTTGAATTTGCAAGTATAACATTTTCATATACAAATGAAGTTCCATTTGAAGGAGTATATCCAATTCCAGAATTAGTAATAGAAATACTTGCGATTGAACCCGCAGCACCGACATAATTACCAGTTGCTCCAGTAACTCTTTGAACAATAGTATTTCCTAATGCAAACTCGGGATCACTTAATGTGCTTGAAATACTTACTTTAATTTTCTTTGAAGAAATTTCAAGAGGATTATTAGCAAGAGTTGAAATTTGTTGATTATTTTCGGTCAAATCTGGATTGAAGAAACTTACATTTCCGGTTTGAACAAAAACTGCCGAATATAAGGTAAACTTAAGATCTTCAAATTGACTTGGCGTCCAAGTTGATGCATTCTGAGATTTAAACAGAACACCCACTTTACTGATATCTGGTTGATTAGCGATAATGACTCTACCAGACTCTGGTAAAGATGCTGTTGTAATATCAACTTCACCAAGTCTAGAAATCCAAGCATAGTAATTAGTAGAATCTGATTTTAAAACTACTGCGTGCTCAGTATTTCCTTTTAGATATACTGGCGCTTCAAATTGAACTCTTGTTGCAACAGACCCATCTTCAGAAACTTGAATGTCTTCAGGATTCACGACAATTTGACTGAATGGATATATTTCACCAGTTGGAAGACCAAGAGACATTGGCCTTAACTCAACAATTAATGGAAGAGTATCGTCTTTAGATTGCAAGAATAGATCTATTGCTGTTACAAATCTTCCCTCTGGTGCAGTAATAGTAAATGATTGTGCCAGGGGATCAAGTCCTACTGGAGGAATCATACTATAGGAAGCAGTAGTTGAAGATTCTTTCCATTTTAAGAGGAAAGCACCAGAAGCTCCATTACCTCCGGCACCACCATCAATGCCTCCTCCTCCACCACCGCCATATGTTCCGCCGGTTCCACCATTTTTAACACAATTTGGTATTTCACCTGGTCCACCGCCGGCGCCTGCAAATTTAATACCATTTCCACCAGGCCCTCCAGTTGGACTTCCGCATCCTTCTTTATCTCTTGAGTGACCACAATTTCCACCACCTTCTCTACCAGATCCTCCACCATAACCACCTCTTAGAGTATCCGAAGAATCATATTTTCCATCTTCACCTTTTCCACCACCACCACTAGTGTCTCCACCAGATCCTTTTGATGTACTAGATCCACCAGCACCACCTCTGGCAATAATATTTTTGTTTACAATATAACTTGGTTGTCCATCTTCTGCTTTAACATCAGTAGTTGCTCCTCTTCCACCGGTTCCAACGATAACAGTGAGAACTTCTCCAGGAGTAACTGGAATAGTTCTAGAGCAGACACCAGCACCTGCGCCGCCTCCACCTGGCTTAGTAGATCTTCCAAATCCACCGCCACCGCCGCCACCGACGCCAGATGCTTGAACAGAAGTAACTCCACTTGGAACAGTAAATGTATAAGTTCCTGGGGTTGTGTATAACCTAAATTGCTCTATTTTATCTGAAGATGGGCTAGGTGAAGGACTTGGTCCAGGAGAAGGTCTTGGACCGGGGGAAGGAGTTGGACCAGAAGGAGAAGGACTTGGCCCAGGTGATGGACTTGGAGATGGTGAAGGAGATGGCCCTGGTGAAGGAGATGGGGATGGAGATGGAGTAGGTTCTGGAGTAGGTTCTGGTTCTGGAGTAGGGAATGGTTCTGGTGGCTTTGGTGTTGGGGGTGCAGGAACTTCGACTCTTACTGGTTGTGAGAAATCGGTTGTTGAAGCTGGAATAGTTTGTGTTAGAGTTCCCAACTCTCTCAAACTATTCCTGAGTGTTCCGATAGTTTCTTGAGTTGTTGTAATAGTTCCTTGAGCATAAAAAGCTGCTTCTGCTAAACTATTCAAAAGACCTGGAACAGTTGAATTTGATTGTAAACTAGAAAGTCTAAACAGTTTAGATCCTGTAGTAAATCTTGGATTGCTTGGTACACCAGAATTTGGAATGAAGAATGAAGACATCAACGTTCCAATATTATCAGTTATTAATCTGACTTCTTGAACTATTGCAACTGCTCCGCTAGTTTTTCCAATAAGTCTCATGCCAGAGGATACATATCCATAAAAATTACCAATTGCTTGCTCTGCAAGAAGGAAAGTATCAACGTTTAAAACAGTAGACGATGAAGAATAGCTGGAAGGAATATTAGTGCTTCTATCGTATGGATTTAAACCATAAATTGATGTTGGAGAATCGTATCTACCCTGTTTATGATTTGGTTGACACAATCTAAATCTAATAAATGCATCTGTTGAAGATGAAGAGCTGGTATCCGTTTCAACTGTTTCACCAATTCTGAATACCCCAGACTCCATTTGAATTTCAAGGAGTTTTGGAACCATAAAGCGACTTACATCTTGCCCATCAAAGAAAGCATACATTTCTGTATAAGGCTTTAACTTTCTTGAAATAATTTCAATATTTCTTGCACGACAATATGTTGCAATATCTACTGTTACAACATTAGATCCATAAGATACTGAAGTATCAGTAAAAGTAATGCGATTTGTAGAACCGGTTCTGGTAGAAGATCCAGTTTTATCAGTTGCATAAACAACATCTTGATACCACTTTCCATCTAATTCATATTTTTGCCCTCTAGATACTTCTCTAGGTGCAGAAGTGTTGGTCCATGAAGTTTCCCAAGCACCAAAAATCATTGGAGCCCATCCACTATTGCTATCCGGAGCAGACTCTAATTCAACATCAATAGTTCTTATCTCTTCCCTAATCCCTAAGTTAATGGGATCTAAAACGATAGGATCTAACCAAATATCAGAAGATGGATTGATATCTGCAATACCTCCATAAAATGTTACTAGGTATGGAGTTACATTCTCAACTCTTGTTGCATATGGTTGTATAATTTCTTCAGTTTCAGAATAATCTAAAGTTAAAACTCCTTTGCCAACTGTCCCAACAGATTTTCTAACGTTATTTCCAACAATAGATTGATTTGACTTATAATCAAAATCATCATTATTGAAATTGATATTACCTGCAGCATCAGTGTGACCGAGAATCAAATCGATAGAAGTTGTATAAACTGATGGTCTTAATTGAGAATTTTCAATGTCGACTGAATTTTTAGTAATCTGAGTGGTTTTTTGAGATATTAATGTTGTAAAATTATCTACAAAGAAACCAGATTTAAATCTATCTAAACCATTTGCATCCTTAATTGTAAAGTTTGCGGTTTCAGTTTCAAGTAAAGATAGAGTTGTATAAAACTCAAGATTTTTAATCCTATCCTCAAGTTTTTTAATATCACTCATTCTATAACGCTTGTGATGCGATAAATCAATACCTGCAGTTTCGTAAGAACATAAGTATGCTGGTAGTGTAACAGTAGCAATATCTAGCGAATCTGTTAAGTTAAGAGGTGCTTTAGGGTTTTCAGAAGGATCTCCAATCAATAGTTGGAAATTACCTTCCTTAGATAAAATAATTTTATCAATCCTAGGTAAGTAATAAGAATAATCGAGAATAATATCCTCATCCGACGCTAAGATAGGTAAATTTTGATTATAAACGTTTGTGAAATTATTTGATAATGATTCAAAGGGTGATCTTGCATTCAAAGAAACAGTGTAATTTGATACTCTTGGTCTTAAATCTAAAATATTATAATTTTTAAGATTGTTTAGAGAAGGAATATCACAATAATCAAATTGCTTATAAGAATCTACAGTTACAAAGCTTCCTGGATCTGATGGAGAGAAATCAGTAGACTCAAAAACAATCTTTAATTTCTTACGAGGCTCTCTTGCAGTTGATTTTCTAACTATTCTACCATAGTCATAAAAAGTATCTCTTTGACCATTATCCAATGTATAACTATCAGTTATATTTCTACAATTTCCAGAATTTAAAGAATTTATAGATGCAACTATTCCAGATTCTTTAAATTTTACAGTTTCTCCTGTAGAAAAACTAGAAGAATTTAGTGTAATGTAACTAACTGTATTGTTATTAATTTTTTCAACTAAAATTGCTACACAGTTACTTCTTTCTCCAACAATTTCTTCACCTAAAATCATACTTGATGTTGTTACATCAGATAAACTCATTGTAATCGATGGGAGTGTAGGCGCAATAGTAGCACTATCAGTTTCAAATACTCCTAATAATTTTACAACATCTGGATAATTTAAACATATATCTTCATCATGAACTCTAGTTCCATATGGATAATTACCAAATGTTAATCCATCATTAATTGTTGTTTGACCAATTCCAGAAAAATTATATTTTGATTTATCTACAACAATACTATTAACTCTATTTCTAGTTTTAACTTTAGCACTTACATTAAGTTTTTTAATTGTATAAGTTAAAGTCGCGGTTCCATTTGCTAAAGATAGACCATTTATTCTAAGACTTTGACCACCAAGAGTAATAAAGAACTGATCTTCTCTTAATGGCTCAGTATTTCCATTAGAGTAAATGACCGCATATCTTTCTTCATCATATGACATAAATCTTTCATCATCTGCCAAAACAATAATTTCAGAAGTATTGCTTGAAATGGTAATTTGTTTTTGCCTTCTAATAATAATTTCAGAATTTTCTAAATTAGTTGAAGCAATTTTGTTATGAGGAAAAACAGTATAAAGTGTATTGTCTGTTGAAGATTGTAATGATGATGTTAAAATTTTAAAATCGGAAACATTTAAGGCCGATGCTGGTAATGTGCTGGCACATACGTCCGATACTGGGGTAACTTGAGTAATTGTGATACTCTTTTCACCAACGCTAACAATTTTTGCATAAGTTGGCTCTTCTTGACCGGGAGTAGAAAATGAAATTATATCATTTTCTAACGCAACTTTATTAAAAACAAAACTAGAACTAGTAACAGTGCTAATTCCAAAACTATATGCGGATATATTTACTGGACCAACAAAAGATTTTTGCTTCTGAACAATATCTGCAGTAAATGTGGATCCGGTTCCCACAATTCCATATACTGATTTAAAATCACTAATATCATATGTTTTAAATGATGTAATAATTCTATTATTTTGAATACTATCAAAACTTAATCTTTCACCTTTTAAGAACCTACCGTTTACATTATATGCAGTAAGAATTCCAGAATTAACTACAGTATTTTTAAGAAAAGCAGTTGCTCCACTAGAACTTCCTTTGATGAAAGTTGGTACTTCTAAACTTATAGGATCGTTAAGAGTAATCTCGGTATATGGTTGAACATCAAATAGTGTTATATCCCATTCATTTATATTTTGATTTAGTGGATTATATGATCCAGATTCTAAAGCAAAATCATAAACCCTTGCAATTCCAATTTCTTTACCAGGAGCAGTATTTTCATCTGCACCTACCCTATCTGATCTAAAACTTAATGTGTAACTTGTTGAAATGCCTAAAGGTGGAGTTCCGTGAACTCTATTCAACGTAAATGTGGATCCTGTATTATATACTAGACTTTGATTAACTAATGTCTTTGTTACTCTTGGTTTATTAAAATCAATAAATGTTGGATTTGGAACATTAACTTCAAATCCTCTGATATAAGCTTTACCTGGTGATAATTTATAAACACCTAAAGATTCGCTTGCAGTTCGGTTTCCATAAGTCTGCTGCCCCTCTTTAAATATACCCTTATTGCCTTTTAAATTATCCAGAGACTCATTGACGGTAAGTTTAAAAGGAGTTACATAATAATCTCCAGACTCATCGTAAGTTCTTCTAGCGAATTCATTTGCCAAAAGATTATATTCGGCATCTTTTTGAACTTTATCAGGAACTCCATCCCTAATTTTAAATAGTTCTAGATATCCCTCGTCCTGATTTTCATTAATAGAATATTTTGCTAACTTTACCTTAATTGAAAATCTGTCTGCTCCAGGAGCAGCATAATTAGAAAATCCTTGAGAATTATCTGCAAGAGTTTCATCATCATCAAAAGTTATAACATCTTCAAAAATTTTTAATCCTACACTATAATTTACATTATTAGAATTTGGATCTAATAATAGAGTCTCTTCATCAACGTTTACAAAATATCCTCTAATAAAATAAACTCCAGATGAAATATGGACAGAAGAACCAGTAACAGATGAGTTTTGTGAGATTGTTCTACAAATACCCTGCCCCGCTTGAATTGTAGTTACTCCTCCCGCAACAAAAGGAACATCCTCTTCTGTAGTAATTATTTCACCATCGTTAAACTGTCTTTTGTTATCAACACTAGAATCTCTATATGAAACATAGATTATTGTATTTCTAGTGGGAGAATCGCTAGAAGATAAAATATATTCAACTCTTGCTCTAACTTTAGAATTCTGACCTATAACATATTTACCTACAAGATCCCCTAAATAGGAATCTACCGAAAGACCAAGATATGATGGTTCAACTTGAATACCTTCATAATAATTATCATAAACAACATTGCCACCAAGAACCGGAGATCCTTCTTTAAAAATATGAGAACCAAACTTTTCAATCTGATTTTGAAGAATTGATTGTAAAGTTGTTAATTCTCTAGCTTGAACTGGATATCCTGGCTTAAATAAAACCTTATAAAAATTCTTTTTATCATCAAAATCGTCAAAATAAGGAGATACGTTAAGATTGGTTTCTTGTGGCATGATAGGTTAGAATTGCAAAATGACTTTAATATCTTCTTTCTGATTTGCAGACCTTGTTATGGATGGTCTATTATCAACATAGATTATATTTCCGGTATATTTTTTTACCTCAGGGTTTGATATGCCATTAGTAAAATTTTGCCCGAGATAAACTGTACCATTATTTATTACCGTAGATATACCACTAAACCCACTATCAATTTCAATAGTGTTTGAGTCTACATTAATGTTTCCTCCAGTAAATGCATTTTGAACTAATCCATAAGGAGAATCCGTTGCAACTCCAGACTTTGTATATCCATACAAAGACCTGTCTTGCCAGTATTTTAATACACCAGTTTCATTGTCATAGGACACTGCTCTTCCTACAGCAGTTCCAACTCCAGTTATGGTTTGTGTAAATGTTATATTTGCCGGAATCACTGCAGCACTTGCCCCAGGTTCCTTTAGTTTTAAAGCATACAGAGCACTTGCTTTTTGTATCGACAACACCGATGTAGAATCAAATGCTTCTGGATTTTCAATAATTCCAATTCTTGCAATTTTATTACCAACAATAAAATCAGGATCACCAATATCATTTTCAATTCTAGAATAAAGTAAAATATTAGTAGAACCAAGCTCTCTATAAATATTTGCCCCATGCCCACCTTTTGGTGGAATTATAACATCAAATTTTGGAGGATCGACAAGAAACAAACCAGAATTTTCTAAATCGACAGTTCCAAATGTATATCCAGATCCACCATTTGAAACAAATATCTTATCTACCGTATTATCACTACCAACAACAATTGTAGCTGTTGCTCCTTGCCCATCACCTTTTATGGGAATATTTTGATAAAGACCTGGTGCTCCTAAATTAGCACCCCTTTCAAGTATATTAATAATTTTTATTTGTCCACTCGAAGATGCATTCAACCTCACTGCAGCATTTTCTTGATTAGTTGTCCAATTTTTAGGCAATGGAATAAAATTTGTACTATCAAATTTGACAATTTCATTTGGTCTAATTGTATAAAGATACTTCCAAATATATCCATCACCACTAGTTCCTGCTGCTCTTGGTTCAAGATCAGTAAAGGTTGGTTCATCCAAAGAAGGATTACCGGTTAAAGACTCCGGTGTTGTTCCATTCTGCAGACAAATATAAACTTTATAATCTTTTGTGACCACATAATAATCGGAAGAGTATAAAGATGTTGCCTGAGTTTGATTAGCTCTTTTGTCGATACTAATGTCATGGCGATACATATCGTATATCCTTCCAGATTCCCAATTTATTCTTCGGACAACTGGAGAAACATCATTAGCGGAAATTTTTTTCAAAGAAAACATAGTATCCCAGCACTTATTTTCCTCATCAAAATTATCACGCTGAAATGGAGGAAGAGATTCCCAAGAGCTGAGATATTCTGTTGGATTTGACAATCCTAAAAATACATAATATGAGTTTGTTGAATTGTTAATTTTATCCAAAAAACCCAAAGCATTAGATATTCTAAGTTGATCAGTTATAATTGCTGACATTTTTTATTTTTTTGATTATTTATACTGTAAATTTATAGTACTGTGCTATATCCAACATATTTTAGATTTTTAAACCTCTGGATTATCGGATTTGATCCAATTCCAGAAATTTGATCTTGATATGTCTTGAATTCTTTTGGATCTGTTCTATCGGTAAGATTTGCTATCTTACCCCAACTATAATTTGCATATACTTCATCGTAAGAAGAAATGTTTATAATATCTGGATCAAAAGATTGAACCAAAGTTGTTATTCTATTTACATAAGTTGTTATACCAATGGTATTAACAGGTATTTGTACAATCTGTCTAGAATATACCTGATAAACGTTGTTTATCTTATCACCAGAAGTAGAAATGCCACTTATAGATCCATCATTTTTTAATGAAACTACGCCCGATCCAATATTTGAATTACTAATTACAAAATAATCTCCAGAATTCAATTGACTTATAGTAATAGCAGAACCAACTATAGTATCCCCAATAACAATAGAATTTCTTAAATATGAGTCTTTAGGAATATAAAGATCAAAAATTAATGCATTACTAGAAATTCCGACTATGGTTGTTCCAATACCAACAACTTCACCAAAATCACCGACAAAGGATACATTTTTAATTATTTCAACTTCAGGAGATGGTTCATCGATAATAATCAAAGGTGTTTTTATTTCAGTAACTTTAAATCTTATAGGAGTATCAAGAACTGTATTTCTATATGTCAACCCAACTCCAACATTATCAAATGTTCTTACTTCTAAAATATCTCCAACTTTATAATTAGAACCACCGTCTTTAATATTATCAGCATTAAAGTTAAGAACAGGTAATTGAGTAATAAGATCGTTTTGAATAATAATATCTACGATTCCACCAAAACCAACTCCAGTTGATGTTTTAAGTCTTGCATTATAGAATGAGCTGTTTGATGGATTTAAAGTCTCCGGATAACCAGAACCATTACTAATAACTTCTAAGTTTTTAATAGGTCCATATGTATATCCATATCCTGCATTTGTTATATCAATATTAGTTACAACACCATTACTAATAGTTGCAACTCCAACAGCATTACTTGAATTTGCCGACAATACTTCAACAACTGCATTTAATCCAGATTCTTCAAACCTAAGTTCTTCACCAACAATAAATGTAGATGGAGTAATAGGAACATATGATATGATAGGATTAATTGTTGATATTCCAGAAAGAATTGCTATAGTATCACTTTCAACTCCAATAATAGTTTCTCCTAAAATAGAACTTGACACACCAGTTGTTGAAATTCCAGATTGATCAATTATTGAAGTCAATGACATTGTGTATGCAATTCCAGAAGAAATTGGAGAATTCTGAATTAGCACTTTAGGTGCCTGAGAATACCCATATCCACCATCAATTAAGTTAATTGAAGAAATACTTCCGGACGAAACTTGACAAGTTGCTATTGCACCTTTAAGTGGAGTTTGATCAATAATTTTGATTATAAATTTATCTTTATCGACCATGTTTTCAGCATCATTATCGAAGAATGTCTTTAATGACTCAACATATATTTCACTGCTACCAATCCCAATATCCTGTATAACTGTTGTAGATGGATAAATTGTAGTTTCATACCAATCTCTATTTTTACCAATATTGACACCATCAATAACTAAATCAACATTCTGTTTTGAGAACACTACTGGTCTTAAGAAATCAATATTCTGCGAAATACCTCTACCTAAATATGGATTTGTATTTGCGTAATCAGAAGAAACAACATCAGATACTATTCTTAGATTTTCATTAAATTTCTTTTGATCATTTACGATGGTCAATCCATCACCAACTTTGACAGTTTCTAACAAATCAACATCAATAACGTCAACTTCTTCATTTCCTCTGTAGAAAATAATAGAAACTCTATCTTCATACTTAGGTGGTTCTGGGAAAGTAATAATACTTCCACCCTTGAAAGTATATCCTTCTCCAGGAATTTGGAGTATGTCATTATATAAAACTATCAGAGTTGCCTGAATATCAAGCGTAGATCCCCTCTTTGCTCTAATTGATCTAGGGGCACCATTTATTTTAATAGGGAATACTCTTCTGTTTCCATCAAATAAATCATCAAAATTATCGATAACAAGTAGATCACCAATGGACCAAGCAGAAAACTTAGTATTATAGATGCTGTCAACAAAAATCTTAAATTCTGAAAATGTAAGTGAAGAATCAGTAGGAATTCCATCTATTCCCCCAATAGGAATTGTAAGAATATCCGATTTTTTATATCCATATCCAGAATTTTGAATATCAAAATCAATCACCTCTCCACTTTCACCAACATTAATGTTTATCTTCGCTCCAGTTCCAATTCCACTAGAACCTGATAAAGTACTATAAACTAAAGGAATATTAGAATATCCAACTGGAGAATCAAATACAACTTCTGGCGGAGAATATCTTCTAACTAGAACATTAGTCCCAGAAGAAACCGCAGAACCAAAAGAAGTTTCGGAATATATAAATGTATTTCCAATTCCAACTATTTTTAATAATGCAGAAGAATTAATCGAAATATAATCTCCAATAACAATATCATCTATAGAATTTAAGTAGAATACAGTAGATCCAGATGAAACTGATATTGAGGCACTAGTATTAAACTTATCATAGAAACTTGTAAATGAAATTCCAGGATTTACAAGATTGAATGAACTTGAAATATTTCCACCAATAACAGTTGTAAATCCAATATAATATTTTTCATAGATTTGGTTACTCTCAGTTCTAATTCCAATATCAACTAATTCTGTAGTCAATGCATCTAATTTGATAGCGACTGGTGTGGATTGTGGAATTGCAACTTCTGTATTTTTAGATAACGTAATTGTCGACGAAATAGAATTGTAAGAAATAACAGGAGACGAATATGTAGATGTTCCAATTCCAACATTACAAGTTATTTCTCCAGAATACGCAAATTTTGAGAATAGTCCTCTTTCTTCAACGATTGGAATAATATTAGTTCCTATGGAAACTGTTGATGCAGTAGAGACTATTATTTCTTTTCCACCAGATACTCTATATCCAGATCCAGAGGATCCTATTGAAATTGAAGAAATTTGACCGCTACTATTAACCTGAGATATACCTCCAGCAGGTTTTAATGGTTGATATCCGCCACCAAATGTAGATCCAACACTCAATATGATGCCACCCGAAGGAATATTTGTAGTATTAATATCATCTATAATGGAAAAGTCTTTTTCTGGATCTTTATTAAAGACTATCGTAGTTTGACCACTTAAATTTAATCCTAATTCAAATGCACCATTATTAGTTCTAAGTTCATTATTTGGAATCTGTAAAATATCTTTAATCAGGACAAAAAGATTGGATGTTGATATTCCACTAACTGGAGATCCATTTTCTTTAAGAGTGAATACTGTTGTTATTCCATTAAACTCATTTGATAAATCATCTAATAAAATATTATCACTATAAGTTATCGAAGAACTATTTGTTGTTCCCGATTTATTAAATATTCTACCAGAGAAAGAGGAACTGCTTTGAATTCCGAGATAATCAACTTCATCATATCTGGGATTTTCTGCAACTATAGGAAGTTTTCCATAAGGTGCATCGTAGAAATTGATTTTATTCCCTATAATATTATAATCACCTTTTAGTCTTTCACATACAGATCCAGTGCTATGAATTCCTGGAAGAGTTCCCATCCAAAATCTATTAACAAGTAAAGTATTAGTTGAACCAAATCCAACAGATTTGACTCTCATAATTTCATCATCTACTTTAAAAATATCACCTGCAATAAAAATACTTGGATCATTAACTTTTACTCTAATATCTTTCAGAGCAACATTTGCAAATAGCGTTGTGGTTTTCCCTGCCGATACGATAGGAGATTGAATCATATTATCAATCGTGATCAAAGATCTACTATTTCCACGTTTTCCTGTAAATGAATGTTGAGAACCCACTCCATAAGATGTTAATTTCAAATATTCGGGATATGCCTTCAAAGCTTCCGATGCAGATGCTGCAACTCTTACTGAAAGATCATTAACCTTTACAATATAGAGATTTGAAGGTAATTGATCCGTAAGTCCAATACCGGCAATAGTTGTTGTAGCTATTCCTATTGGTTCATCTGCACCAAAGTCATAAACTACTTCTTCACCAGTTGAAAAATAATGATTTGGAATGTTTATTTTATCTGCAGATAAGTTGACACCAGAAGAATTATTTCCCCTGAAGGTTCTCTTCATAATAGGAAGTTTTTTATGATAAAGATCAAAAGATCTCTTTATAGCATTTTCCGTTCCAATATAGTCGGAATTAAAACTTACAATCTGAGCTTCATTTAAATCAAGAACAATCTCATTTGGTGGAATATCTGTTTCAGTAATAGTTTTAATTCCATTATAATAAAATCTTATAGAAATATTCGCATCTACCGAAGGTATAAATGATAGATAAACTCTTCTTCCAATTATTTGTGTTGCAAAAGTTCCCAGACCAACTAAAGAATCATCAGTAATTATAGATCCAAATTGTGTATGATAAACATCAGTTTGATTATTTAATGTAGAAAGTTCTAAAGATTGATATTTAAAACTAGAATTATTTTGAATTGACATGTAATAATATCCACCACCATATTCATATGAATAATTGTGGAAAGTAATTGCAACTCCAACATTTCCGGAAGGAATATTAATAAATCCAGATTCTAATCTGGCATTATTTTCGGATAAAACACCGCCAGATGTTGCATTTTCATCTCTTACTGATAATTTAAAAGCATTCACTTCTATAGTAGATCCATATCCAACATATGGAACAAGGTCTAAAATAAGATTTGAACCCTGAATATATGCGGAATATGTAGCAAAACCAACTGGTGGATTAATGTTTTTGGTAAACAACCTTCCATATTCTGTAACATATGCATTTACCCCATCGTGAATGATATTCAATTCAGTAGAGTCTCTATAAGTTCCATCTAAACTATTGGATGTTAAAATGATCTTAGAAGCCCTATATGAGATAGGGATAGACGCAACAGTAACAGTATTTGTTGTATTTTCTGGAACAACACTGACATCATTGGAAAGATTAACAATAGATCCAACATTGTAACTCGTAACTGTTGTGCTACCTAAACCAACAAATGTATCAAATAAAGTATAGGAAACTAAATCAATATCAAAATCATTAAATTCATAGTCAAAAGGTTTAAATTGAACTTGCCCTTCATCTCCACTAATCACAAAATCAAAAGTTCCAAGTTCATTGAAAGTTTCCAATCTTCCATATTGATTTACAAATCCATTCAAATCATCATGTATTAGAGAAATTATAGAAAATTGTCTTTCATTAAAGAAAAGTTTGTCTTTAACATAAGCAAAGTATTTTCTATGCCTATTTTGATAGATTGGGAATTTGTCTACAATTGCAAATCTTTCTGCCCTTGGGATATTGTTAAATTGATTACTAAAATCATCTATCATTAACACTCTATTTCCAATGGACTCTGAATAATCTTGTATTTCGCGGGTATTGAATATAATTTGGTCAGATACTATTCTTCCACCCAAATTATATGCATTCTCAGAAACCATATCAAAATCATGATATGAGTTAAGATCAATAACTTCAAATAAATCCGAGACAGAATTTAATTCCGAATAAGAAACAGTAGTAAATCCAACAGAAGGTGTTAAAGATTCTACATCCAAAGTTCCAAATTTTTTAAAACCTACAGTGTGGTTTAAGCTACTGACGGGATCATTCCACTCGGAAAATTGAGTTTTAGATTTAAGAACATAAGAGAAATATTGATAATAGTCACTATCGTGTATTCTCTGAACACTATCATTCAAGAATCCAATATTAGTATCCCAACCTCTTTGAACAACTGAGAAAGAATTAGTGCTATATTCCGCATCAAAAAACTCTACTTTTCCAACAATTCCACTCAAGTTTGATGTTTTACCAGTAATTCTATCACCACTTACAAACTTATCATCTGAAAGAACACTTACAAATTCATTTTCCCTATCCCAATACTCTACAATACCCGTATATCCACTTGTTGTTATAACTTCCTCTCCCAAAATAAAATTATTTTTTTGCAGTGTAACTTCAAATGTTGGAAAATAGCTTTCAGGAACAACGTATCCAAGGGAATTAATCGGAGAGTATGTTCCTGGAATTTCACCATCACTTAAATATGGTGACATGTCGATAGTAATAGATGCTCCGCTTCCACCTATTGCTGCGGAAGATAGATAAATTTCAAACAATTCATACCCATAATCTTCTGAATTAAGACCTCTAACATTAGTTGCCTCCTCAATCTCTCCAGATTCATTCAAGAAAGTGGAACTTACTTTAAAGTTTTCGAGTAAAACTTTACTTCCAACAGAAAAAGGAAAATCCGCCAAACTACTAAAAGCAGTATTAAATGTTAATGTCAATAACTTGGTTTCCTCATTATATGATGTCGATCCAGGATCTATGTTAAATCCATTAGAATTATTAATAGGAATCAGATATGGTGTTTTATTATAAAGACCTGAGCTATTTTGAATTATTTCAATAAGAGAATCTTGAGGAGAAAACTTTAACTCCGCCTGTTTGTCTTGGACTTTAGTTAATCCATCCAAAACAATTATTGTTGGAACAGTCGTATAATTCTTACCAATGGAAGTAACTTTAATATCTTTAAAAATACTTAATGGTTCTACTTGAATAATTTGAGGTAAATTTCCGGTAGGTCTTAAACTATAATCAGAACTATAGTCAAATCCTATATTTTCAATTTTAACTTTTTTAGCAGATCCAATATCTTTACTGTATGGGAATACAATAGCACCAGATCCAGTTTTAGTTGAAACGGAAGTAATTCCAGGAAGAACTCTATATTTTCTATCTTTTGATAAAACTTTAACATCATGCATCTCACCTAAAGTAGAATAAGAATCTGTAATATATGAGATAGATGCCTCTGAATTAGAATATATGGTTTTTTCAGGTCTTTCTCCGAGAATATATTCTATAAAATTACTTCCAACATTATAAACCTTATGATTACCACTATAGACACTATTTTCAATCAAAAGAGTGCTACCATTGTCAATGTTTTCTTCGTCAATAATATATTCCAATTGACTGTTTGGAACATTATAGTTAATATTATCTAATTCAAATCTATAATATAATCTAGACGGAGTCTTATCACTTATCTTCAGTTCCACTGCAGCATTATTTGTAACTCCTACTTTTCCCATCTTCTTTACACTGAAGAAGATATCTTCTTCGGTTTTAGTAAATGTTTCTGTAAAATTAGGATCTTTATATAGATTAAATCTAAATGCAGAATAATTAATCTCATCATTAACAAATGATAATGATTTATCCGTTAGATCAAATTTAATAGTTTCATTTCTGTATAATTTTATAGAAGGATTAACTAAAGAAAACTCTCCGAATGAACTGGTATTGATATCTACTATATTTGGATTTATTGAAATTGCTTCATAATATGTTTCAGATAATTTTATACTATTAATATCAATAACAACAACATAATATATTTGATTATTCAGCAATGAAATATCTGGATCTTCAGATGTAGTTGTATGAATAATTTTATCGCCAGTAGAATATCCATGGTCTGGGATAAAAATAGAATTAGAACTTGTATCTACATCAATAACCGTAAATGCCTTTGGATTTATAACTAATCTTCTATTTTCTTTGTTATACTTTACAACAATTGTTCTATTTGTTTTTGGAATATTGGAAACTTCAATATTTTCATTAAAAAACAATGATGGATTTTTAGTGGTTGTTAGTCTTGCAATATTTTTAATAACTTTACCAATTTGAACATTATAATTTGTTCTAAAACTATGATAAGCACTACTTCCAGAAGAAGTAAAATATAGCAATCCTTGCCCACCAAGTGGATTCAAATATTCCCCAGATGTAGTTAATCCTACTATTACTGTGGAAATTCCAATGTGATCTTGATCATAATTATAAACATAAAACTCGTTACCATCAGATAGAGAAGATGAAGATATCTTATCTGTAGAAACTCCTAATGGTGTACCTGAATTTGCATAGTATGCAATTTTTTCACCAGTTTTTAATCCATGATTTGGTAGATATATTGATCTGGTTCCAATTTCACGAATTTGCCATTTAGTGACAAATGAAGTAACTCCAATTCCAGATAATGCAGATGAGTCGTAATCAACAATAATTGAACCAATTCCAACATTGAGAACCTTTGCTTTCTGAATGGAATTAAAACTTATATTAGAAGATCCTACTAAGTTAATATAATCACCAATTTTAAATTGGCTAGCATTAGAGGGATTGTTGAAAATTAATCCTGTTCTTAAAACTGTAGTAACACCAATAATAACTTCTGCTTCAGTGTCAATTGCAACTTGATAATTTAAAGGAATTGTGTTAAGGAAAATAGTAGTGCTTAGTCCAACGGTTCCGAGACCAACAGAGTTTGATGGGTTGAAATATAATTCTTTATTAGTGGGATAGATTTTATCAGTTAGATTAACTAAAGATGAAGATTCCACGGTGCTAATTTCAAATCTTCTTGGCTTCTCCGTTAAAGTTGATCCAGAATAATACGTTGATAATCCAACTCCTCTTTTAACTCTTATAGAAGAAGAGGATAAGTCGATATTCAGTATTTTAATCTCTTCCCCTTCCTGAGATATATAAATGTCATTGGGTTTAATTGCATAATCATTCAAATTACCACTAACTTGAAAAGTTGTTATTATACCAGTAACAGAACTTGGTTCAACATTTTTTGTTATAGATAATTGATTTGTAAAAACATTTATTCTTGATTTTACATTCTTTTGATTATTTGTAAATATCTCATTTAATCCAATAATATTAATAACGTCCTGATCTTTTAATTGATGTGGGGTTGAAGCAACTCCAACAATAGTTTTAAAATCTCTAGAAGATCCAAATTCAACAGATGAAATTTCATCAAAGGTTACTGAAATTGAAGATATTCCAACACCTTTAATCTTTGTAACTTCAGCAAAAGATTTGTTTCCGAATTCATCCTCAGAAAGTGTAATTTTATCCCCTACTTTATAATTTTCTCCACCAGAAATGATATTAATATTATCAATTTTTCCATTGCCAACTCTAGTTATTTTATTAAGCTGCTCCTCATACTCTATGGGATTAAATGCATAACTATAAGAACTATTTTTAGAAATGATTCCATATGGTGTTGTATTTCTAATTAAATTAATAGTTTCAAACACTAAAGAATTTTGAGTATTATCTGAGTCAAAATTAAATTCAATAGGAGTAGATTTATAATGATTACCTATTAAATATGGGAAAGATGGGCGCAAATAATCTCTACTGAAAGCATTATCAATCTCTCCAAATGTTGCAAAATATGCGTATGTTCCGTTTGGAAATTCTGGAGTAGCGCAAAATCTTCCATTATATTCATCTAAATCTCCATTACCAATATAATCATAATCTTCAACAAAAAATCCAGCAGGAAAAATGTTTATACTAGGTCTATTTGGTTTGTTGATATTTAAATCATATCCAGACTTTATCTTCTTGGGCAATCCAGATCCATCTGGATTTTCATATCCAAATGGCCCATAAATTGGATTTCCATCATATGCCCAACCAATTATCGGGGAGTGATAGTAATTATTAACTCTAGTATCATTTTCAATATCTTTTCTATAGAAAATTTGACCGCCTTCTTCTTTAGAAACAATAAGATTTTCCCGAAGTTTTCTAGGTGCATATGAATGAGTAATTTGAGTCATTCTCTCATCATACTCATTCTTAGTATCATAAAGGAAAATATCACTTGTTAAGATATTACCATTTTGAATTGATCTTTCGACAGAGTTAACATTCCATGATTGAATAGAAAATTCAAAATTAGCGCCAGATCCTGCGGAATTGACATTTAAAACTGTTGCATCGGGATCATAGTTAATACCAGAAGAAACTATTTCAATATCAACTATACTTCCATTTGATATAATTGGTAATAATTTAGCTCCCGTTCCCTTTCCAATAACTTCAATCACAGGGAGAGCTGTATATTCAGAACCTCCATTAACAATTAAAACTTCACTTATTTTTCCTTGAGAAATAATAGGTCTTAATTCAGCACCAGTTCCATTTTCTAAAACAAAATCTGGTTGTCTATTATAGTTAATAATATCAGAAGATCCATATCCAACTCCACCATTTTCAACAAAAACCGAAGTTATAGATCCTCTAAATGCTGGAACAATTTGCGCTTCTAATAATGATGGGCTTAATTTTTTATTTTTAAATGACCCAATAACTTTGACAGAAATTGGAGGATAATTAAAAATATGATTTCCAGATCCTGTTCCAGTAAAATTAACAAATTGTTCTGTTTTTAGATAGAAATTTTTATCTTGAGATTGGGTATTAATTTGGCACAGTTTAAATTGATCTTCATTAACTTTGTAAGCCAAATACTGAGATGTTGTTGCTAAACCAACAATAGGAGATCCTGTTGTTGAATATACTAACGTTTCTCCAGTTTGATATCCATGGTTTTTGATATTAATTACATTAGAAAAAATATTAATATTTTCACTTGAAGTAACTGTTTTTTTATTTGAATATCCACTTCCAGACCTTACAATATTAATAGATCCTATTGTGGATTTCTTTTGAGCACTTATTAGATAATGTGTTCCTAATACATTAGGTGATTGTAAATTAATAGGATTAATTTTTTTAATAGAATCTTGATATGTTGAATACAACTTTACAGAATAATCATTCTCAGGTGCAACATAATAAGAAATTTCTTTCCTAAGACCTTCAAGAGGAACTTGAGTATAATCATATTTAATTTCTTCACCATCATAAAATTTATGCCTTACATTAAATGTAATAGTATCTGTTGAAAAATTAATTTGAGAACTTCCTTCTTTAGCACTGAATGGCATAGAATGCTCAAAAGTAGACATGTTAGGACTTACTTCAGCTTCAATACCATTACCTCCACTAATTTCAATAGTAGGAGTTGCTTCATAATCAAATCCACCATTTAAAATATCAATTCTAGTAAGAGACCCATTAATGTGACAAATTGCCGATGCTCCTGAACCATTTTTATCAATAATATTCAATTGTGGCGGAGTTATAATATCGTAGTCACTTCCAGGAGATTTTACTTTAATATCTTTAATTGACCCATAGTAAATAAAATCATTTGATTTATAATTTACGATTTCAATCCCATTTACTAGAATTCCAGTCGGTCCGGGAGAAGTCGGTTTTTTTTCTTTAGACTCTAGTGGAGTATTAATTTTTTTTATTAAATTTTTTGGAGATATAAATTTCTCAAATCTAGAAGAAGTTAGACTATTTTTAAGGCTATTTTGGAAATAAATTATTTCATTCGTAGATTTATATAATTTATTACTACTACCTACTAAAGATGGAGATTTTAAACTAACATCTAAGAAAATATTATTATCAATATTGGTTCTACTACTAGACAACTTAATTTGCGTAGGGTTATTAATAGATCCAACTACTTTAACATAATAAATTCCTTCAGATAAATTTAGTTTATTATTTCCAGTTCCAGATTGGTAATAAACAGCATCACCAGTCTTAAAAGTATGCCTTCCAATGTTTAAAATTTTATCAATCTTTTCAGGATCATTTTGATTAAGATCTTCGCTTATATAAACAGACGATGATAATACAATAGTATCATCAGTAATTGGTAAAATATCGCTAGTATATGTCGGTAAAGATTGAGAAGCAACATATAAAGATCCTTCAGAATCTCTATAAACATTTTGAACGTCTGTTAGATAAGTATTATTTGAAGATGATATAGAAGAATTATAACTAAAGTTAAATTTATTGATTTCACGTTCAACCTCATATACTAAAGTAGTATCTAATTCAAAATTAATAGCACAAGTAAAGGAAAACTTTCCATCTACAGATTCAACATTACCAAAAAATTCAGAAAATCCCAAATCATCTGTTCCCGGAACTAACTGTGGTCTAGATGAAATTAATTTTACAGAATCTCCTTTATAGAAAATATGTTGATCATACACTTCAATCAAATAAGTATTATTAATAATATTATTCTTAATAATACTTTTAACTTTATATTTTGGTGCAATGTTAAATTTCCAATTATTAAAAGCAGGTTCTTGAATATCCTTTCCTAAAGTTCTTAAATTAATTCTGTTACCTTCTACAATATAGTGAGAATTGTCAGATGTTGTTGCTTCAGACAAAACACCAGTAATTCTAAATTTAATTGGATTCTCATCACTTCCTACAGTATTTCCACCTTCACAATAATAATCCAAATAAATTGAATTTCCCTGAGGTATTTCTCTATCAATTCCAGAGCAACCTATAAATTGATTAAGATTTTTTCTTTGATATGAGATAATAGAGATCAATCCATCATCAAATGTAACTCGTAAAATACCATTAGTCTCTGGAAATCCATATGTTGAATCAACTGTAATGACAGTTGATCCCTGAGAAACTTTATCAGTAATAAATGTTTTTGGACCGATTACAAATTCACCATAGACAGAACCTTTTAGGTTGATATCTTTATTATAATCAAAATCTAAACTTACAGAATAATAAGTTTTATCTTTTCTAGAAATTGTTTCTACTTTATTTACTGTCCCGAAAGCATATGAAATAAAGTCTTTACCATTTATAACCAAAGGGTTTTGATAGATTGTCGTATCTACAAGATCCAAAGGATCTCCTTCTATTGCTTCTATTACTAACTCTTTATTAACTCTATACTGAGCATCTGATGAGCGAATTAAAAAATCTCTAGGTCTAATAATTTCAACTTCATCATTAAAAAGAGCCTTAAAGAGTATTTTAAACGAATCATCAGTTCCCTTAGATGAATAAAAATCTTTCAGTTGCTTAATGAAAACATTTTCATTAAGATCGATTTTGGAAGTTGTATTTTTAAAGAAATTTCTATTTTCAAATCCAGGTGCAAATTGCTTTTTAATTTTATTAAAAAACTCATTCAAAAATAAAATATTTAAATTTTTAACAACAGACCTAGATGTATGATCTCCAGCAACAGACTGTTCAAAATTTAAAGAATTGTCGTAAGAAGTAATTCCACTAAACCCTCTTACACAATCGACAAATGAATTTTGTGTTTTAGATTTATAAAGAATAACTTCAGAATCAATCTGAATTAGACCATACCTATCAGGAAATCCACTGGTGCTATCAACAGGTATTACAGTATCTACAAAACTAATATTTGATCTAATATTAGTGGTTTCAGTTAAATTAGTATTATTATCTAATTTGACATACTGATCAATATTTTGAAGTATGTCTAAAACTCCACCTTGATATTCCTGACCTTTATAATATTCAGAAAATAACTCTTCGACCAAAGGATAATCTTCCTTTACAAAATTAGGAAGTTGATTTTTTAGTATGTTACTAATGTTAATCCTTGCTTTCTTCATTTTATTATTCTCTGATTAATTTTCCATTCGTATAACTTGAGGTTGTAATATAATTCGATCCAGAAATATCATTTCCAGATGAAATATTATCAGGAACAGGAGTGGCTGTAATATGATTAGTATCTAATTGCAAATACAGATCATGCAAACCTATAACATCGTTCGATTTTGGTGTTGCTGAAACTTCAACAATAGATTCACCTTTATCTATGCTAGTTGAAATAATCTTGATTGGATTCAAAAGAATCTCACCCTTTTCATAATCTACCATTCCAACATTTTGTCTAACTTCAACTGGATCAACAGATTCCGGAACAATCTTGAATAAGAATATGGTTCCTTTTTTCATATCCGAGTTTGGTTTATCTGAAAAATAAACCGTATCAGTAATTCCGTTAACTTTAAATCCAGAGGTCTTAATATTGTAACCATTTGAATTGCTAATATGAAATTCATTGCCGAAGCAAATTTCATATTCTGCAAATTGGTTAATAGAAGCTCTAAAGTCTCTTCTTAAAGAAACTTTTGTAATGTTGGAAGTAATTGCCTCATCACTATCATCAATTAACTTAAGAACCTTACTATATTTAAACCTTGATCCATACTTATTAATTTCAATAGATTTTGAATATTTACTTAGATTTGAAATGACTTTATTAGCAACAATTTCTGAATTTGATACCATATTTGTATTGTAGTAGATACTCGTATCTAATTCAATATACAAATATTTTAAATCAATGACTTCTGTTACAATTCCAGCAACAGAATATTTTTTTAATTTATTTTTTAAGTTCTGAGCAGCACTTGAAGGTAAGAAAGAACCATTTTGTGGTTTAACAGCAACAAAAACCTTTCCATATTGTGGTGGGGATAAATCTTCTCCACCAAATACAGAAACTGATTCTAATTCTGGATAAATCAAAGGTATAATTGCTTTAAAATCACCAGCAGTCACTGCTCTGTTTTGTGCTGCATAATTTTTAGGAGCATAATTACGAATAGATTGAACGGATTCAATTTCTCTTCCACCATCTGATATTTGATTAGTAGTAATCAAAGATATTCCACGGGATATAAGTCCAATATTGGAGTTCAATCTTCCGGCAAAATTAAACTGAGATAGTCCATTAGCCAATTCACCATTTGATACTACGTAATTAACCGTAATATAATTATTTTCATCAAGTTTTTTACCAAAAATACCATCTCCAAAAATTAATTCATATTTCTGATCTTGAACTTCTTGTATAAAGAAAACTTTTGAATTTCCATCAACATCAAAAATATCATTAGTTAAGGTATACTTGCTTGAAACATTACTAAAAATGGTTTTTGAAACTATAACACTAATTAAACTAGTATCGACATTTGAGTTTTCAATAATAAATCTTTGTGGTGGGCTTGGGACATTTGGATTTACAGTAAAATTAGTTGTTAAGAATGTCCCTTCATAAACATCAACATTATTAAAACTTGCAATTCCATTTACAACAGGAACGGTTATATCCTCAAGAGTCACAAAGGTATAACTTTCTCCTCCAAAATTTGAACTTGTTGTACATACAATACCCTTATTTAAGGTTACAATTCTGGGTATTGTTGAATAATTTGATACATCTATAAAGAAAGATATATTTGCCTTTGCTGCAGTTCTTGAACGAGGAACATATCCAATATTTCTTGCAAGAGATACAATGTTCTCTCTAAGAGTTGCACTGTCAATGAATACCTCATTACTTACCATATTGGCATTGTAAGAGGATATGTAAGTATTGTATGCAAGAATATCTATCAGGACCGACATATTCGATCCTTCAAAATCATAGTCTGTAAAATTTGAATTTGATCTAAGATAATCTTTAATAGAAAGTCTTATTTGATCAAAATCTAAATCCGTA